CATCACCGTCGCCGCCCGCAGACTAGGCGTCGACCGCAGCGCAATCTACAAAGCACGCGAACGCCACCCAAGCATCGCCAAAGCCATGGAAGACGCCCGCGAACGCACCACCGACCTAGCAGAGGGAAAACTGTTCCAACAAATCAACGAAGGCAACATGACGGCGATCATCTTCTACCTGAAGACACAAGCAAAGCACCGCGGGTACGTCGAGCGGCAAGAGATCCAAGCCGACATAAAAGGCGACATCATCATCGACCTCGTAGACGCACCAGATGCCAACCGCGACCCTACGACATAGCGTCACACAACCTCAACGCGCCTTCATCGAGAACGCCAGCCGGACAACCGCCTTCATCGGCGGAGTAGGAAGCGGCAAGACCCGCGCCAGCATCCTCAAGACCCTCACGCAACCACCAGGCACCGTCGGCATGCTCATCGCGCCAACCTTCACGATGCTGAAAGACAGCGTGCTACGCACCTTCATCGACGTTGCCAAGCCCCTCATCACGCGCTTCAATCAGAGCGACCTCAACGCCCGCCTCATCAACGGCACAGAGATCCTTTTCCGCAGCGCCGACAATCCAGACCGACTCCGCGGGCCAAACCTAAACTGGGCAGGTCTAGACGAGGCAGCCCTTATGGACCGTGAGACGCTCGACATCATGCTTGGACGCCTCCGCCTAGAACCAGGCAACCTCTGGTTCACCACGACCCCACGAGGGCGCTCACACTGGCTTTACGAGTACATCCAAAACGGCGGAGCGCAAGTCACGACCGCCCGCACGATGGACAACCCGTACCTGCCCAACGCGTTCCTCGACGAACTCAAGCGCCAGTACACGGCAGCGTTCTATCGCCAAGAAGTCCTCGGCGAGTTCGTGCAACTCGCAGGCACGATCTTCCAGTCACCCACCTTCTACGACGCCCTGCCAGACGGCGGCTTTCGCGAGGGCCACGGCTTCGACGCGGCCTACACCGCACGCACCAACGCCGACTACACCGTCACCGTCACCGGACGCTTGTACGGCGACCGTATCTACGTCACGAACATGCTGCGCGACCAACTGGAGCCAGCGAAGTATATTGCCCGCATGAAGGCCCTCGGCATCACCAACGTCACCTGGATGCTCTCCGGCACCGAGAAGGGCCTAGCCGCGTTCCTCAAGGATCAAGGCATCAAAGTGCAAGAAGTTCGCGCCAGCGGCGACAAGTACGCCCGAGCGCAACCAGCAGCCGCAGCATGGAACAACCAACAAATCCTCCTGCCCACGGGCGACCGGCCATGGGTGCAAGACCTCATCAGCGAAGTGTGCGACTTCACCGGTGAGAAGGACGCGCACGACGACATCGTTGACGCGCTCTCCGCCCTCCACCACGCCCTGCTGAAGCCCACCCAAATGGACCTCAGCCAACTTCGCAAACTGTCAGGAGTTGCCAGATGATCGACTTGACCACCAGCATTGCCCGCGAACAACTCATGGCCATCTACGACCGCATCGTCGAGAGCGAGATTACGCACGACATGATGCAAGGCACGTGGAGGCCCCGCGATGACTACCTGCTGCCAGCCGCGTTCAACGAAGCCCGCAAGCGGGCGTACACTCGTGGTCTCCGCCAGATGCAAACCCTCGGCCCACGCATCCTGCACACGAAGATGGACGCCATCCTTGGCAGCGTCACGTGGAGCGGAGATGACCAAGAAGTTGACGAAGCCATCACAAGCCTTGACCTCATGGGCTTCGGGCGCAAGATGATTCCCGGACTTCTCGTCGACGGCATTGCAGCAGGCATGGCACACACCCTCGAAACGGGCGAGACGCGCATCACGCGCCTTGGCGGGTACCTCCAGCCGTACACGAACGAGTACGACATGGACCAGATCGACGGCCTGTACCAAGCGTGGAGCACCAGCATCTTCACCAGCGAAAAGTTGACGAGCGGAGCGCGAGACAGCGACTTCGACACGAACGACAGCAACTACACGCGAGCGTACCGGTGGACCGTCCGCATTTACGACTGGAGCGACGGCGAAGACAACGCCACCATCCGCGAGTGGCGCAACCTCAACAACCCAACCCTGCTCGGCAGCAACCCAACCGTCATCGAGAACGCGCCCGTGCCACGCATTGCGCTCATGAACACCACCAACGATGGCCTGCCCATCGGCGAGATGCTGCAAGCCGCACCGTCACTCATGGCGCTCTGGAAGACCGAGATGAACCTGACCCTCGTCGAGGAACTCGCAGCATTCCCCATGCTTGCCATCAAAGGCACCGGCAACCTCGAAGCCATCGGCCCTGCTGAACCCATCACCCTCGACACTGACGGCGACGCGTTCTGGATGGAACCCGGCAACCTCGACCAACTCCGCAACCAGCGCGGCATTCGCATGGAACGACTCCGCGAGGATCTCGCCCTCCCCGGCGGGTTCCTCGGCAGCGACAGCCCAAGCGGTGAAGCGTTCAAAGAGGCAAACATTCGCTTTAGACAGAACGCACGCGGGTACTCCGAGGCCATTAGCAGCCTGCTTACCAGACTGATCGCAGACTACGCGGCCATCATCAACGTGCAACCCGAGACGGTCTTCATCACGCCAACCGCGGAGTACGACTTCACGGAGAAGGCGCAGTGGACGATTAGCCTGTACGAGAAGGGCATCATCCCCCTCGACGTTGCCGCTCGCGAGATGCAGGCGTTCTACGGCCACTGGGACGACGAGGAACTCAAGGCGTGGATCGAACGGCAGACGCGCACCGTCAGCCCCGCTAGCCTCAGGGCAGCCCTCGCGGGTGACTGATGGCAGTACCGGACGAGGAGTGGCTTGCCCTCGGTCGAGCGTTCGAGGAAGCGCAACGTCGCAGCCGCACGAGGGCACGACAACTCGCTGATCACTTGATCAACGTCGATGCGCCTGCCGCGCGGGAGAACCTGTCTGGCACGTACCTTGAAGGCCGCACGACAGGTTGGGAAGCGTACACGCGAGACCTTGGCGTGCCGGACGATATTGACGATGCTCGCTTGCAAGCGTGGGTGCAGGAGGCGGCAGTCAAGTCAACCGACATGATGGAGCGGTTGATTGCGACGGTTGAGAACCGTGACGAGGTGACGCGCGTCTTCATTGACAACTACGCGAACGTGGCAACGAACAACACGCTGTGGGAAGGGATCGACGAGAGCGGCGTTGACGTTGCAAGGTTGGCGGAGGCGCAGTACAAGACGTGGGTGCGGTCCTGGTCTAGGAAGCAGCAGCGTGACTGGCACAGTTGGAACGAAGGCATCTCCATTCCTATTGAGGACAAGTTCCGACTCATGGGTGGCCCAAACTCAGGCGCACTCGTTGACGGCCCTCGCGACTGGCAGGCGGTGAACGACCCGCGCGAGCACATCAACTGTGGGCACGCTCTTCGGTTTACGACCGTAAAAGAGTCCGACCTTGCGCTTAGTGACGTGCCAAGCGCAACTGTTTACAACCCGCCAGAACCAGGCGAACTGCGTTCTCTCGCTCTTGACGTTCCGCCACCGACTCAACTGGCGAAGTTTGATTCAATCTTGCAGGAGATTGACGAGGCGCTAAAAGACGACCCCGAAGCGATACGGCTGCTGCAAGCCTATATCGACAGGCTCCAGGCTGAGTTCACTCGTCAAGTGATCGACTTCGACCCTAGCCTTACTGACGAAGAACGACAACAAAACAAGGATCGAATCGAGCGCGAGTATGAGCAGGCGCGACAAGCGCTAAAAGATGCGCAGGGCAGCACGGCCCGTGCCGTCCACAAGGTGCTGAAACGCAACCGCCAACAGCAGGGCGTCGTCGTCGGCGTATCATCGCAGCAGGACTCGGGCCATGGCCGCCTTCTCGGTAATGTCTATACGTTTGACAATCAGGGCAGGCAGACCAGGAGCGGTGTGTCAGCGCAAGATCTCCTTACCGACCGTATCGACGCGGCGCGAGCGTGGATTCAGGATCACGTTTCGAGCAGGAGCATCGCGTCAACGACCCTTTCCTTTTGGGAGACATATGGGGATCGAGAGTTCAACACGAGCGGAAGGATTGGCTTGAAACTACCGTTGATGACTCCGACGGCTACGGGCTATCGTCCGCGCGGAGGCACAAATGAGGGCGTGATCATCCACGAGATTGCGCATAGTCTTGAGAGCGAGAACCCTGATGTCTATCGAGCGACGGTGCAGTGGCGCGAGCGTCGTACGGCAGGTGAGTCGCCGAGGCTGCTGTCCGAGATCACTGGCATCAGAGCGTATGACAGCACCGAAACATCGAAGCCTGACAACTTCTTCGACGCGTATATCGGCAAGTCGTACGACTGGAGTGCTGATGCCAACAACGACCAAACGGCGTCGGAGGTGCTGACGATGGGAATGCAGGAGATGTACAGCGACCCGGTGAAGTTCGCGGAGCGGGATCGAGATCACTTCAATCTGATCGTGGCGATTATGACGGGCACGCTCGAGGATTCGCCTTACTTCGTGTCTCGCCGATAGGGCAGGTGTCAGATGCTTCGTTTTGCGATAGCAGGCATTGAGTGTTTGATCACGGACGACCTGGACATCGTTTGCGACGACGCAGGGGTTCGCACCTTAGTGGAGATCTCGTTAGACGATCCGCCAGGACCAAGCGAGGGCTTCTTCTGGCAGGCAATGGCGTACCGGCGCATTCCAGAGGTGCTGGGCGTGAATGCGGTTGAGGTGCTGGAGATCACGTCAATAGAAGAGCAGTTCATGAATGACGTGCTCTACTGACGAAACGCTTGACACCCGTCAACGCAGGGCGTATCATTACTACATCCCCAACGGGGAACACCAAAGGAGGCAAGACATGAACCTCACCCAACCCCAAACCAGAAGCATCAAAGCCCTCGTCAACAAAGTCGCGCGACACAACGACTGTGACGCCAACGAGGTCGAGACCATCTTCAAGCAGGGCGGCGATCGCTCCGTCATGGTACGCGCACAAGTCCGCATCAGCGGCTACCTCACTGGCGTCGTCGCCTTCGTCGGCCCTCGCGGGGCCATCTCGGGAGTTGAATACCTGTAAGCCACAACATCGACTCGCAGCGAAGGCCCCGCCCAAAGCGGGGTCTTTTCATGTGGTTATACTGATCCTCGCAGGACTCTACTCCCAGGGCACCAACAGGATTGGATAAGACCCACCAAGACACACCAGGAGTGTGGAACATGACCGACACCGACACCCAAGCACCTGACGTGCCGCAGGACGACACGCAACTCGACACCGACACGGCCACCGACTCCTTCGACCGCGAGTACGTGCAAAGCCTCCGCCAAGAGAACGCAAAGTGGCGCACCAAAGCCCGCGAACTTGAAGCCGCAGCCGAAGCCCGACAGAAGGAAGCCGAACGCCAGAAGTTGAGCGAAATGGAACGGCTCGAAGCCGACCTGAAGGACCGCGAAGACCGACTCGCCAAGTACGAGAACGACCTACGCCGAGAACGCGCACTCCGCCAACTCACCGGCAAGGTCGTGGACCCCGAAGCCGCATTCAAGTTAGCCGACGGCAACGAGTCCATCCTGAACGAAGCAGGCGAGATCGACGCCGACAAACTCGTCGAAGCATTCGCGTTCCTCGCACCTCAACCAACTGGCAAGACGACCGTGCCCGTGGCACCCGCCAACAGCATCGCAAGCAAGCAAGGCACCCTCGGCCCAGACGACTTCCGCGGCAAGCCCGCCGACTGGGTCCGAGACAACCTCCACCGACTCAAACGCTGACAGCGTGAAAGGACATCCTCATGGCATACCCTGATGACTTCATTCCAGAGATTTGGTCCACCTCGATCCTCGACAACCTCAAGAAGGCCCTTGTCCTCCCGAACATCGTGGACCTCCGCTACGCTGGCGATATCGCCAACGTGGGCGATACCGTCCGCATTCAAGGCCCGTCGCAGTTGACTGCAGCCACGTACACGGACGGCGTGACGACCGTCGCGTACGGCGCACCGACCAGCACGACCCGCAGCCTCGTCATCGACCAGGATTACTACGTGTCGTTCAGCGTCGACGACCTCGACGAGGTGCAGTCCAACGTTGACCTGCTGACCCTGTACACCCGCGAGACGGCGTACGCCCTCGCCAAGCAGATCGACACGAGCATTGGCGCGGAGTACGCCAACGCGGGCCTTGCAGCCGTCACGGTGACCCTCGCCTCCACCGACGTTTACGACGCCGTTGTCGACGCCCGCACGAACCTGGAGAACGCAGACAACGCTGGCGACTACTTCATCGTCGTCAACCCCGCCATGTACGGTGCCATGCTGAAGAACACGAAGTTCGTCAGCGCAGAAGGTGACGGCGCAGTCCTCCGTCGCACCGGCACGGTCGGCACCATCGCTGGGATGCAGGTGTACGTCAGCAACAACCTGACGACCATCACGGGCACCACGTACGGCCTGTACGGTTCGTTCACGGCCGTCGCGCACGCCCGCCAACTCCTCGGCCAGCCGGAAGCGATTCGCCTTGAGTCGTCCTTCAAGACCGGTATCCGCGCTCGCATGGCGTGGGGCAACAAGGTCGTTGACGGCAACCGCCTCGGGACGTTCGAGATCGCGTAATGAAGGCCGTTCGCGTCCGCAACGAGTACGGGCGCGTGTACTGGGTGCGAGGCGACCACTACGCCGTCTCGCACCCAGACTTCGTGATCGTCAACGACGAGGAGCCGACCGCGGCACCTGCACCTGTCACTCTGGCAGACATGTCGATTGCGGACCTACGCGCTCTCGCCGGAGAGTTGGGCGTCACGCTTGGCTCTGCACGCTCGAAGAAGGCCATCGTCGAACTGCTTGAAGACCGTACATAGCGCGGCCAGCGTGAGGAGGTGACATGGCACAGACGTACAGCGAGGCGCACCTTGCGCTGAAAGACCCAACTGATCCCAACTGGGCGTTGGCGTACGCCCGGTTCCTCCTGCGTGACAAGCCGAACGAGGTTGGCGTGTTCCCCGCGAACTCGCTCAGTAACGAAGAGATCGACGTGATCTTGTCGGCCACATCAGCGGTCGACTCGTACCCGGACACTCCGGTGACGTATTACCGACCGCACGAGGCAGCCGCGTTGATCATCGAGAGCGATTCTGAGCGCTTGGAATCGTACAGCGAGGGCGGAACATCGGGAACGCTTCGCAAGACGGCTAACGTGGCTCGTAGCGTGCGACAGGCAGGTGCCTGGGTGGACGCGAAGATCACAACCTTGTCGGACGGGCGCATCACGACCGGCACACTGGACGTGAGGCTATGAGAAGGCAGTACACGCGCACCGGCACGATCCAAGCCAGCAACCTCGTTGACAACGGCCTTGAAAGCGTCGTGTCGTGGGACAACGGCAACTCGTACCCGGTACGCATCCTGCCTGCCAGCGCAGCGGAAGCGCAACGCGCAGGACTTCGCGGCGAGTTCGCAACGCACGTTGCCATCGTTCCGCGCGGCTTGAACCTGTCCACCCTGTCGAACCGCTTGAAGGTCGGCTCCCAGATCTACCGCATTATCGGCGTGCGAGACATGGTGACGACCACCATGCTGACGCTTGAAGAGCGAACGGGAGACGACCAGTGAGCACGGGCGACAAGGCAGTGAACCTCACGAAGCAAAAGTTGTTTCGAGCGTTCAAAGTGTACGAGGAAGGCATGAGGGCGGAGATCTACGACGTGCTGGAGCGCAACCAGGAAGGCCGCGG